GGTTATGCTAACATACTTTATGCGCGTTACTTAAAAAATCGCGAAAAAATGTATCTTAGCGAAATACCCGAATTTGACTTATTATCTACCACGCCCGATAAAACCGCGAAAAAAATAAAGGAAGAATTAGAAGCAAAAGGTGTTATTAATGTGACAGTTCAAACAAAATCGTCAATTCCGGAATACTTATCTACACATTATGAGGTTAAGGTCGGTTCACAACCAATTGCCTATATTTATAAGCCTTTAGCATGTCACAGTTATAATACCATAAAACTAGATGGTAAGATATTTCGCGTTGCTACTATAGACACGATGATGAGCTTTTATTTGTTATTTTTGTATACCGATCGTTCATACTATAACCCAAGAAGGATTCTTTGTTTATGCGAATATCTTTTTAAAATACAACAAAATAATCGTCTAAAAATGCAAGGATTATTGCGGAGATTTAGTATAACGTGTTACGGTAAACAAAAAACATTAGAAGATATACGAACCGAAAAATCAAACCAATTCAAAAAACTTAAAACAAAGAAAAATCGGAAAGAATACGATAAATGGTTTCTTCGTTATAATCCTGAACTAAATAAAAATAATAAACAGGTTTCGAAACATTCGAAAACAAAAGAAGATGTGATAAACGAAGCAAAATTAGCATTGGAAGCAAAAGCTCTTACGACAAAGGCCGTAATTGCTGAACTAGAAAAGATAAATAATATGCCTACCCCGAGGGATAAAGGTTCGTCTACCATGAAAACATATTCTTCGTCTAATAAAACCCTGAAGTCTAGTAGCCCTACAAGCTACCTTTCACGTTTATTAACAAAACGAAAAAAGACTGCAAAAAATAATAAAAAAATAAACAAGAATAAGAATAATATGACCGAGGAAAAATTATTATTTATTCAGAATGAATTTACCCCATCTAACATGACTATTTCTTTAACAGATGAAAAACTTTATAAAAAATAAATGTGTTATGTAAGTGTGTTATGTAAGTGTGTTATGTAAATATACAATAGTAAATAATATTTATTATTGTATTTTATTATTGTATTTTGTCAAATCTCACAAACCTCACAACCCTCATACGTCTCACTTCTCTCATACTACGGCTACACTATCCAATACTCTTGTCAGCCCGAAATATCCCAACCCGAAAAGAGCGCTTACAAATACAAGTCCGCTTATATTATAATTACCATCACCATTAAATACCGACGGTATATATTTTAACATGTATTTTCTAAATACAGGCAACTGGAATGCGAAATAAAGTACGCCCACTAAAAGAGGCACTTGTATTATCTTGTATATATTTTCCATGCTGTCAGCCCTATTTACATGATTAGAATATCTTACTTCATTCATTTCTTCCTCTTCGTGCTGACTTATATAATCTTCTTCGTTCATTCTATGATTTTGAGGAACATAGTTCGGATTTATCTGTGCATCATTCATCATACCCATTGTATTTATAGGTATATCGCGCGAAGGCAAATTTGTCATCCCAGATGCGCTTGCCCTTTGAAGACCATTTACCAATTCATTCATAACATTTTGTTGTGGTTGCATTTGCATTTGTTGTTGCTGCATTTGTTGCATTTGTTGTTGAGGCATTTGTTGTTGCTGTTGAGGCATTTGCATACCCATTCCACCACCCATTCCACCACCCATCATATTTACTCCTGCAACATTAGGCGAATATACTTGCGCTTGAGGCATAACTTGGTTATTCATCATACCGCCATCAACCATCCCGCCCATCCCGCCCATCCCGCCACCGCCTCTCATACCATTATTCATTTCTGTTTTCTGAATAGTAACATTATTTTGGTTGCCCGCACTTGGGTCTGTTGGAAGGTCATCGATGCTCGTCGTATCCGTCATTATTCTCTTAATATATTCTATAAAGAATGATAGATTTCATTTACTACGCAAATCTAACAGATTTTTTCTGAGAATCACATAATTCAGATTTACTCTTGTAATTATAGCATTTTTTCCCGTATAGGTACGTCTCCTTCTCCAATTCATCAATAGGCGGCGAAGTAAAAATAATACATTTGTCGCCAATGCATTCTTTTCTAAATAATGTTGATAACCCCAATCCGAGAATAATAGATATTATATATTTACTTGTCTCGGAATGTATCCATTTCTTTATATTCATTTGTTATATTATATATGCTATATATGTATAATATAAAATAATTTATTAATAGATTAGGTTTATAAAAATAAATAAAAGTTCGCTGTTCGCTCATCCACATAACATTACATCAAACTTGTATAGGTATTTTTTTCAATGAACCTGTGTTAAAAGGACACCTATCTTCCTTCGCTTCAAATGTAAAACAGTTTTCGGCTTTATCTATATACTGAAATTTACCATTATTATCAACAGTCGGGTATATTAGAATGCTTCTATTCGGTGGAGACGACATATAAATGTATACCATGCCTATTAAAAAACTTAAAATAAATAAAGGTAATGATATATATTTCATTATACGTAAACTAATATATGTGAAAGTATTATATATATAAAATATATAATATTTATTAGACCACCTTATTTTTTTACTATTTTTTACCACTTTTTAATTTGTCATTGTCATTGATTACATGATCATGTATTAACTGAGTTTCTGATTTCCTCGCAATACACAAATCTTCGCAACTACAATCACAGATACCTGGCTTCTTTAGCTTATTCGTTATTTCACAATTGAATAACCGTTCAACATATATACACGCCTTTATAGGTTCTAACTGTTTACAAGTATACACGCATTCACATTTGTTTTTAAACGCATTACAACACAATATTCTATAACTCGAATTGTTTATAGCATATTGTCTTATATTTAAATATCTACCAGGATATGATAGTATCGTATACATCTTATTTATTATCTTAAACATTTGTACGTAGCTAGGCTCTATAATATATAATATATAACTTATAAACATATTTTTATATAGATTTACATCTTATATATTCAAGCTTGTGTTAGACGCTACACGCTACAGCGCGTTTCTTATCGTATTTTAATAGTATTGTATCCTCCGCATCCGCCACATTTTATTCCTACAGGATGAAAAGGCACTCCCCCTTTAAATTCGCAGTCGTTGCACGATATTTCCGCATTTATATTTTCATCATATGGGTATAGTGATATGATACTATCATAATGCATAATCATCATACTAAGTGTATCACCTGTCAGCATCATTTTCCTACATAGAGGGCACGTAACTTTATTCTGTTTTATCGACGCATTAAAACATTTACTATGTATCGCATGTCCGCAGGGTAGTACAGATACCGCCTCTCTTGATAAAAATATATTGTCTAGACATATACAGCAGTCATTGCGCAACGCATCTGTTACACACTTATGCGTTTTTTCTATATTCGTATTAATACATCCACCACACTTATCGCAATGAACGAAATCACTAGGCTTGTTACCGACACCACACATGCGACATATGTTGCACTTTTCACAGTGATAAATTTCAGAAGCCGGTTTGTCAGAATATAAATGACATATATCACAATAGTAAGTTGCAAATTTCTCTTTAAAAAAATAGCACTCGCTATTTATACATGAATTGGTAACAGGTTGTCTTGTATTACATTCATTACAAATAATTTCTTCTATTTCATAACGATTTATTTCATGTTCGGCAGTTTCAAAATCATGACACATACGACATCCAAATTCTTTGTCGCAACACTTTGCTATTATTTTACACCCAGATATGTAATGTCCACAGTTTTCCTTTTTATCGTCTATTTTCGATATTTCTCTCGAACCTGTAACATCTCTTGTGTTTATTGGCGCATCATCCGTATAGTCGCCATCTCCTCCTTCTCCTTCGCTACTATCCGTCGCGATTGTATCCCAATCCCCCCAATTATCGAAATCACAATCTGAACAACACTCCGAACCACACTCAGAACATTCACTGTTTCGATCGCACATTTAATACTATATAAAATATATTAAAATATTTCTATATTATTTTAATATACATACTTACATGCAAGCAATATGTTCTATTACTTAAATAGATTATACATAAATGTACCTCCCAACATACCCAATACTATACCAGCTATAACTTGTAATAAATAGTGACAGTTCAAGTACATACGAGAATATCCTACCAATATTATATATATGGGAGCCACCTTTACTACTAGATTTCTATATTTTGGAAAAAATAAGTAAATCATTGTTACTATACATGATGACATTACCATATGCGTAGATGGAAATCCTCTTTTAGAAAATTCTACAATGTCAATTTTTTGATAAATTCTTTCCATTATAAAATTTCTATAAAACAACGCATCAGGTAAGTTATCGTCTCTTATACATTCTCCTGGTCTATATAAAAATGGTAGATCATATCTCATCAATATTATTTTGATAATATCAAAAAATGTAGATACTATAAATACAGACAGTATTATGTAAAACCACTTTGCATTTTTAGTCATTACCAAAGTTATAAACATGGAAAAAAATAATACTGTAACAGTTTTAGAAACCCATAACATTGCACTCAAAACAATAGGATTTTTTGATGATGCTTCGTTTTTTATTTCACTATTTTGAATTTCCTCATTTCTCACGCTTCTGTTATTCCTCATATCTCCTCCGCCATTCCTTTTATCAGTATCATCCGTCCCTCGCGAGTGTTCGATGCCGCCGTCACTCTCCGTCAAACCACTCTTTGTTATAGGCTCGCGAGAAAATTCTAAATTCGCACGATTACCTGTATAATTCGAAAGGGATTCTTTTTCATCAAAATCATACATTTGTTGCAACTATATATTTGTCGAATATTATTTTTCACTTAGTAAAAGATATAACCTGCGGATGTTCTACATCCACCTCCATACTTTTAACATCATACTTTTTTTGTATCAACCTATATTCTTTAGTGTTGTCATCATATTCTACATTACTATATACATAAGTCGTGTCTCTTATCTTCTTCGTTAAAGGAACAATATGCGTCAAGTATAATTCTATTAGTGTTACTATTTTCTCGTTTTCACCAGTAGCATTAAACTCATTCATCAACTCTTTTACTTGAGCTATATACGTATATAGCTCGGCATCCAGTCTCTTTAAGTCCTCTATATTTTGCGGATTTACAGTTATATCTATATACTTGTTATATAACTTATCATACTGTTCTAAATACGTATCTAAATCCTTTTTAGCTTCACCAAACTTCTGCACCAACTGCTCATCCGTTATATACCTAAATAATAAATCTAACTTATATTTTATTATATTATCCTTTATAACCTCAATCTTACTATACGTTTCGGTCATCAATGTGCATATGTTGTCTATCTTACCCTTCGCTATCTCTATATTCAATCCACATGGGTTTGCTGCAGAACCACAAACAGCCTTTAGTGTTCTACCAGAATTAGTAAATACAGTACCACCGGTTTGTTTACAAACAACACACTTTCTCGCCCTTTTCATTTTAGTTACCTGAAAACGTTTTTGTTTTATCGATAACGTCTCATCCGATAATATAGAACTCTTCTTTATATCAAATTTTTCATCATAAAGAGCTTTTAACTTGTAATACTCATGCAAAGCATCGTTAACAGACATATGTGGGCGAGACATTATATTATATAAACGAGATATTTATATTTTCAGATTATGTACCATTTTTATTTATTGTCCGATTTTCGCATTTTCTCTCGCATCTGTAACATCTCATCCTTTTTATATATATGGATTCACCATAACCTGAGAAGATGGTGCATCCCACATAGGTAAATCTGTTATCATACTTGCACCTGTTTTCTTATTTGATTCTATCTTTATATTTAGAGCGTTTAATCTTACCAACACGTCCTGTTTCTGTTCTCTAAACTTCGCCTCCTTTTCTTCGGGAGTAAGACGACCCCTATATTTATAATACAAAAACCCTCCCATAATTAGTAAAAAAATTAAAAATAGTACCAAGTTGAACATACTGTTGGTAAATACTGTCTTCTTCTCTTTGCATGTCTTTAATACTTCATTCATAAAAAATTTAACACCTGGTTCTGTAAGTACTGGGGTATCCATTTTTAGTTATAGTTGTCGTAGTAAATCTATTATTTTATAATAGTATTTTTATAAAATAAATTATACATAATACATATATATACATATATATACATATAAGTAATTCTAAAATAAAATGAGTACATCAACAACAAAAACCAATGATGATTCAAAAGATGATTCAAAAGTTACGCCAACAAGTAACCCCTTTAATCTTAAAATAAATAACGCCCCCAATCCATCTACGTCCGTTTTTACGTTCTTTCTTATTACATTGTTCTACTTTGTTGCTAAATACAAAACACCGAATTCGATGTCCACGATGTTGAGTATTATTTATATTATAGCAATTGTTTCTACTCAAGTATCCATAAATACCGCTTTAGCTAAATCTATATGTAATAATGCACAATCCATGAATGTCGGCATTTTAGCAACTGTATTCCCCCTCCTCTTTATTTTCGGTCTATTACAGCTTCTCCTCACTATTTTCCCCGGCTGGGTTGAACCCTTTTCAAATACATTCGG